CAGATGTAGATAAATTTAATAAAGCTCAAGACCAAGCCTTGGCATTACAGAATGCAGCTCAGACTATGCAAGCAACAATACAGAACAATGATGACTTGGTTTCTAAATTTGTTTCTGAATTAAGATTGTATGAACAAAATGTAAATAAGGAAGTAACTTTATACAGAGCTAACTATGAAAAAGACTTTTCTATCTTTGCTAAAAAAAGAGATACAGAATTACAAAACTTCAGTTTAGATATACAAAACGAGTTAAATGAATTTAATAAAGAGAATGTTAGATATCAGGCAAACATACAGGCAGAAATACAGAAACATCAATCTGATTTGCAAAAAGCATTAAATCAAGCTAACATAGATGCTGCTGATGCTAGACAAGAGGCACAACAAGCAACTCAAGTTGACTTAGCTAACAAAGCAGCTGACCAGGCGTTAGCATTGCAAAATGCAGCACAAACAATGGCAGCAGCTATACAAAATAACGATGATATTCTTAACAAATTTTCTGCTGAAATATCAAAGTATGCTGCTCAGGTAAACGACGAAATTCAAGAATATAATTCTAATTTACAAAAAGATATAGCAAAATATAGCTGGTATGAAAAACAATATGCTGCAATAGATGCAAGATATAAAGAACAAATACAAACCCTTCAAGGAGTATTATAATGGCTGCGATAGAATTTACAGCAAAAGAAATTTATAGTAGAGTACTGCAAGCAGTTCCTGGTATATCAGAGAACTATGTGCTCAACTTAATTAATGAAGCATTAGTTGATATGGGTAGATATACTAATCAAATAGAGAATGCAAAAACAAACTTAGTGCATGACCAATTATGGTATGCATTAGATGATGACGAATCAATAACTGTTAACAAATTATTTAGATGTACAATACTTAATTCAGACGGAGAATACATAAAGATTCCTAGGTTAACAAATGGAGAGATAAAACAATTCTATAGCGAAACAAGTACAGCAGCTAATACAAACTGGACGGAGATATAATGGCTTTTGTAAGTAGTTCATATAAAGACCCTAGTAAAACTTTTGTATGGTGGGTAGAAGGCGATAGATTAGCTATTGCTACTACAGAAGGAGATGGAAGTACAACAGAAACAGATAAAAGTAGATTAAAAGCAGTACAGCTTGGTTCTACTGGAGACCAGATGATTGATGGTCTTGTTGTTTCTTATTATGCAGAACCAGATAAACTTACAAGCATTACTGGTACAATAGATATAGATAATGTTTTACAACCAGCATTGATAGATTATGTAAAAGGAAAAGCTTTGATGGATGCAGCAGCTAGGGCAACAGATGTTAATCTAGCTCAAATCAGAATGGCGTCCGCACAACAATGTATGGCTAACTATAAAGAAGCTGTACGTAGATACGGTATGAAGAAAAACGATAAAGTAGGCGGAACTAGAGTTGTAGTTCCAGCAGATATGAGATAAAGGGGCAACGATGGAAGTAGGGAAAGAAACTAAATTTACACTATCTATAGAAACAGCTATTAGTATACTTGTTACTGTAGGTATGATAATTGGTATGTGGTATTCATTGCAAGCAGAAATAGAGCTAGCTAAAGAATTGCCAGAACCAGAGGTTTCACGTATGGAGTATGATTTAAAAGACCAAATGATACGTGATTCAATATTAAATACAGAAGGTAAAGTAGATAAGCTAGAAGAAAAAGTAGACTCTGTTAAAGATGATACAAGAATGATTCAAGAAACTTTACTAGACATGAATAAAGACTAATGAGGTTTTCAAATGAACAACAAATTTATATCATACTTGGTATTAACGCTTTGCTCGTCGCTATCCTGGCTGCACTCACAATCAGTCAACTTAGATAGTTTTGCTAAGGTACAAGCATTAAATATACAAAAGTGCGCAGTAGTACAAGTTAATGCGGGTTGGAATTATCAGAACAGAGTAAAGGTAGAAAAGCTAGCTGAACTTTGTTATGTAGGTGAAATAGATTTAAATAATAAAGCAATAGGTGCTGTCATTCAAAAAGAATGGAATATTAAAGTAGTCCCTACAATTATTATATTAAAAGAAGGCGTAGAGGTTATGCGCTATGAACCTGGTATCAGTATGAGGTTTGACGAAACAGAAGTATTTGATAAGATTAAAAAAGTTATTAAATAATGTTTAACGGACCAAACGGAGCTGGTAAAGGCGATAAGCCTAGAGGTATGAAAATATCTAGAAAAGAATTTGAAAATAGATGGGAAAAGATTTTTGGACACAAAGGTGTAAATAAAGATATATTCAAGGAAGACAATGCCAAGAAAAAAAACAAAAGCAATTAGAAAAACTACTAAGGGAAAAAACGCTAACTACAGGCCTACGAAGAAAGGCGCTGGTATGACAAAAAAAGGCGTTAAAGCTTACAGAAAAGCTAACCCTGGAAGTAAATTAAAAACTGCTGTTACTGGTAAAGTTAAGAAAGGTAGCAAGGCAGCTAAAAGAAGAAAGTCTTATTGCGCAAGGTCTTTAGGGCAACTAAAAAGAAGTTCTGCTAAAACTAGGAATAATCCTAATTCTAGAATAAGACAAGCGCGTAAAAGATGGAAATGCTAAACAAACAGGAGATACTATGAACATTGTAATTAGTAAATTAATGACAGGCTTATTAAGTGAAAAAATCTTAAAAGCTGTATTGTTAAAACTTGGTGATTATCTTATCAAGAAATCAGACAATAAACTAGATGATGAAATCTGGGCTGAAGTTAAAAAAGCCCTTAAATAAAAAAGGAGAGAATATGAACTGCGAATGTGGATGTGGGTGTTAATAGATGCCTAGAAGGTCATTACAATTAAACGACTTTAGCGGAGGACTTAATACCAAGTCCTCTCCTAGGGATATTGCGCCTAATGAGGTATCTAAAGCAAACAATGTAAACCTACATAATTCTGGTTTAATATTATCTTCCTCTGTATCAAGTGCTAAATCATCAGCTAATGCGCCCAATGCGCAAACAACTGCAGGATATGGTGCTTTTATTTTTAACAGTCAATATAACACAGATTCTAATGCTGGAGATGTGACTGGTCCAAACGTACAAGTATTTGCATTTCCTGAAAACAATACTTCAGGAACTAGTACGAAGATACTAACTTATGCTAGAGACTTTGGAAAGACTTCAAACTTTACTTTAACAGAAGCTTCTGGAGATGCTATCATTGATATGCAACACGAGAATACAGTATTGCCAGTATATTATTTTGTAGACGGAACTTTATTTGTATCAGATGAAACTGTAGTTGATGGAACTAACAGTACAGAACCAAGAAGATTGGTTTACGTAAGTGAAACAGATAGGTTTGGAACTGATGTTAGCGGTTGGCTAGATACTACTATGAAAGTAGAAAAGAATGGTTCTCAGTTTCACTCTATAGTAAAATCAGATACTTTACCAGAACCAGATGGAACTGTTGGAGAGTTTAGCGTTAGTTTACAAACAGACCCTACGTTAGATTCTCAGTCGTTTTTTGAAATTATTGAAGACACAGATACAGATAACTTTCTTGTAGTTACGTCCAATCCAAACGAAACAAATCCAGACCCTACTGCTGATATAAAATTAACAGATAAATTAATTCATTTAAAACTAACAGATGCAAACAATATGTCTTCTGTTACTTTAAACTATGGTACTGATAGCGGTATAACAACTGGAGGAATAGCGAATCTGATAGGACAAATTATACATATAAATGGTGAAGCTATGAGAGTAAGAAGCACAAATACTATGGATGGCTCAGGAACTTTAAGCGTATTACAACTTCTTGTAGACAGAGATGTATTTGGAACTGGTGTTTTAGAACATGCTAGTGGAGCAAAAGCTAAAACAACCTTAACAACAAGTATAACTGTTACTGGCGGTGGTTGGGAAGCAGGTTCTTATGAATTTTGTCATACAGTAGTAGATTTGCAAGACAATGAAACATTGCCACAATCACCTCAATCAACTTTATTTCCTATTACAACAGGAGCATATTTTACCAATGTTGGTTTTATTATAAAGCACGGTTCTTTTACTGCAAGAAAAAATGAAAAAGGCGTAAGAGTTTATACAAGAAAAAAAGACGGTAATGGTAGATGGATATTATTTTTAGATGTAGATTATCAAAGAGGAGTAAGAACAAACTTATTTGAAGATTACGATTCTTTTTCTAGTGCAACTGGTACAGGAAGTAATTATAGGAAAGTAGAAGGAATTGATGTAGTAAATCCTTCTTTAGATACCTATGAAAGTATTAATGGTTATTCTCAAGACGAAGAAAGTATTGACTTTGGTACAGACGGAGGATACAGAGCTTCTACTGTATGTGCAAGAAGAGCTTGGGTTGCTAATGTAAGAAAAAACAATGAAGTGTTTGATGATAGAATTTATTATAGTCCAGTAAACAAATTTGCAACATTTCCTGATAGTTATTACTTAGATATTGGTATTAGCGACGGAGATTCTTTTACAGCATTACATAGTTTAGGGAATAGATTGTTAGCTTTTAAACAGAAAAAATTATATGTGATTAATGTATCTTCTACTTCTGATGCTGGTTGGTACTTGGAAGCTGAGTACGATGGTATGGGTTGCATATTTCAAAACGCGGTAGCTAAAACTCCATTTGGTGTATGTTGGGTAAATAGAAATGGTGTATATATTTTTGATGGTTCATCAGCACCGAAAGAATTAACAGCAAAATTAGATGATAATTTATGGCAAGCTGGACAGGAACTAAGTAGTGCTTTGTTAAAACCTTCTATAGCATATGAACCGAAGTATAAACAATTATATGTTTTACAAGACTCTGCAATGACATCAAACAGTGGTGTAGATACAGAAGATAAAGTTTTCTGTTATGACTTTGCAACGCAAGGTTGGACCACGAGAGCGTGTGTAGGAAGTGCAGATGTATCTAATTTTGTAGAATCATTTGATGGAATATATTTTTTCAAACATTCAGATAATAAAATACATTCAGTAACTAATGACCATGGAGCTGAAATAATAGGATTAAAAACAAAAGACTTAGATTTTGGAAATCCTGGTTTAGTAAAGAAAGTAAAAAGAGTTTTTATTACCTGCAGAGACAATGAAGAAGATACGGATTTAGCACTAAAGTACTACAACGATGGAAAATCTTCTACTCATACTGGTTCTTTAGCAGCTCAACAAATCAATTCTTTAGACTATAAAATACTACAATTTACTATAGCCAGCGCAGACAGAGATTGTGAGTCTATGGCTTTTGAATTAATATCTTCTGATGGCGGAGGAACATCTGGTGCTAAAATAGATATTAATGATATAAATATAGATTATAGACAAACCAACAAGAGACCTTCATAATGCCAAAATCTGGTGAACATAGAGTTAATGGAATTGACTCTTTCTTTAGAGTAAGACCATCTTCTCAAAATTTAAGAGAAGGAGAGAACGTTTCGTTCCTTGAAGACGGCAAGCTTATAAAGCAAGAAAAAAGAAATGGCGTTGTATACGAGCAGGTTTTTGTTGAACAAAATAAAACTAAACAAGCATCAGCACAAACTACTGGAGATGTAACAAACTTAATAGTAGCTGGCAGTTCGTCTTCAGGAGGCGACATAACAGGTATTACTGCTGGTACAGGACTGTCTGGAGGTGGAGCTACTGGTAATATAACTTTAAATATAGACTCTACAGTAACTACTCTTACAGGAACACAAACTCTTACAAACAAAACTTTAACTGCACCAACTTTAACAGGTACTACTACTGCAACTAGAATTAATCTAGGTAGTACAGATACTTCTTCATTTTTGACAGGCGACCCTAAAATATCTGCTACTGGTTATATGATGATTCAGGGAATTGTCAACGAAACTGAAACTGGTAGTGCACCTGCTGCTATTGTATTCGGTAA